ACCAATCATGTGTATTAAACCAAACCCATAAAAACCTGTGCCTGGTAAAAATTTAAATTGCACGAAATAATTTATTTTATTTTTCTTTGGGTCTTCAGCTTTGTAATTTCTTCTAATAGATAAAACTTTGTTGCCTGCTTGAGACACAGTTATAACATATGGAAGTTTTATTCCTGTTGGATTTCCCATTGCATCCATGTCTTCATAACCTTCCAAATCTAAATTAGTATGTATTTCATATAATATGTATTGATCTTCTTGACCATCTTTAGATATTCCTTCTAATTGTAATTTTTTATCTTCTAATTGATTTTGAATTATTGGTGGTGTTCCTAATTCTACATCTCTGTAAAAACCAGCAACTTGTTGTTTTCTTAATTCGTTCTCTGAAATTTTTACAACATGTATCACAGCTTCTGCATCGTCTAATGAATTAGCTGAGTAAGGCACAATTAAATCATCCGCCGGTACAAATTTTGACACGGCTCTACCTAAAAGATCATCGTAATAAACTTTCTTAAATGTAGAGCCTGAGAGAGGGAGGTAAAATAACATTTGATCAAATTCTGGTTCATATTCTTTCATCTGATCCATAATTTGATAATTCATAAAATCTTTTACACGTTTAGCTTGTTCTTCTTTTGGAACATTTACATCTCCTAAAATTTGAGTTCTTACTGGTCCATCAGACGGGAGTAACTCTTTATAAGCTTGCGCTTGAAATTGCGTAACCGCTTCTGCAAGTACAGGGTGATTGACTCCAGAAGCTCCCCTAAACGGTTCTGTTCTTCTTTCATATTTAAATCCTAATAGTTCTAGTCCGTTTCGATATGTATCTTCCCAATCGCCACGAGACTCCTTGTATTCGTTGTATTGTTCTACCATTTTAGAACCAAGCGGTTCTAAAACTTCATCGCCTAAACTTTCTGCAAGATTAGCAAAATGATCTTGTATTGGATCAATCGCTGCGTTTGGATCAAACGAAACTTCTGCACCACCTTCTTCATTCATTGCTACTTCAACAGGTCCTGTTGGAGTATCAATAACTTCAGCTGATTTTGTTTTTTCAACTTCTATTATTTCTTCGTTTGGAACTTGTGTTTGATTTGTATTTGGTAATGGTTTATCAATCTCAGCCATTTGTTATCCTATCTGTTTTTGAATAAAGCTTCAACACCTGGCCCACTAATATCAGGTATTTCTACTACTGTCAAACTTACTTCACCACCATCTTTTAATCCAACCAAGCCTCCATTGGCATTAGAAGAAACACCTGATCTTTCTTGCATAGCAATATATACATCAATATCCGCTAAAGCTTTTTCAATATTTTTTAAATTTTCTGTGGCTTCATCAAGCATTTGTTGATTCACTTTTCTATTTATTTCTAAGTCAACTCCTTTTGGTGGATTTTTTAATTGTTCTCTAGCAACCTGAATTCTAATTTCCGCATTCATTTTATCGTCTAGTAATTTATTTTTAATTACATTTCCTTTGTATTGTTTAAATCCTGTCATAAATTTAGGAAGAGCTTCTTTTGTTTCTGCATACTCTCTCGGAGATAAATTTTTACGAATTTGACTAGTATCACTTAACATCTGTTTTAAATTTTTCATACTTAAAGGAACACCAAATTCCTTTTCAGTTAATTTTTCTACATCTAAAGTAGATTGTTCTGGTTTGTAAGGTGGACCGCCTATACCAAAAATTTTATTCATTCTCGCCGCTTGTAAGATTGCTTTTAAAGAACCACCTTTAAAAAGACCAACTCTACCACCATCAGCTTTTTTATCTTTAATAATTTTATTATAAGCCTCTATCATTCTAGCTCTTTTACCTTTACCTTTGCTTTTACCTATTTCTTTCATAGCTTCTGCTTTTTCTTTTCTTAATTTTAAAAGTCTTTCTGCTTCTACTCTTGAACCACCAAACCCAAGACCCTCGTCTTCTAAAGATGAAATTAAATTTTCTTTTTTCATCTCATCAGTGTATGCAAAAGCTCCTGCTTCAGGATCTACCAAACCTACGTTTGCATTACCTGTGCTGGTGTCTATTTCTACAAAAATATCTGGTCTGTCTGGGTGGACATATTTTTTAGTTGTAAGACTAGTTTCTATTTGATCTCCCTCATCCACAACTTTTTTAACTGCTAAATTAAAAAAATCCATACCTTTAGTTTGAATGCCTTCAGTTACAGGTTTAAGAACATTTAAATATCTTTGCATTCCCGGTGATTGCGCCAACACTCCTAGAGCTTTAAAAAAACTTCCTTTGTTCATCGTCTATTCATTAGGTTGTATAAGAACCCCTCTTGGTTTTGATAATTTTTGTATGCATCATATGCAGACAATCCAGTTCCTAATAATAACCCAGGAATGCCTAAAAATCTAGTGGCACCTGCAATCATTCTTGGACTCATACCTAGTCGTAAAATACTACTAGTAAGACCTGGTCTGGCTTGCCCTACATTACTTAAATTAAAATAATTTCTAAGCCCTTGGGCCATAGTTCTTTTTGGTGCACCTTGAATTACACCTGCGCCTCTTGAAAACGGCTCCATAAATGCAACACCCAATGCTGGTCCAAGTGGATCTGTTAGAATCTCTGTTGCAGTTTCTCCTTCTTCCAATCTTTTTGCTGCTATCGGCACTTCAAGTAAACCAGTCATGGCTGGTGTTCCAATGGTCGTAAGTATAGG